GAATATTTTGCCATTTTCTTTGCATCAATCTTAAATGGAGTTGGAAACAATATTTTCATATCATTAAAATTATCAACTGCCGATTCAATAAGCAATTCTTTACTATCTGGATCAGCCATAGGCAATAAAGTATCAAGAAGTGCGATTATAGAGCGCAACTTCACATTGGCTACTTTGATTTTTTCTGAATCTGGCTCTGTTAATAGGGATGGCCAGGTAGTAATAAAATGATTTGTCCACTCTACAAAGGCTTCATTAAAGGATTTCCCACCATATTCTTCTGGAAAATCTGCTTTAATAGTATCATAAAATTCGATATTCCAAGCCCTAAATTGCACAATTCTATTGAAATAATCATATAAAGGCTGCATAGATTCACGTAATTTATCTATGAAGCGCGCTATCGCTTTGGCATCTTCCTCACCTTCAGCAAAGGCAACGGCTAATGTCTCACTGTTCACTAATTTTGCTGGCATTCCAGCTGCTGCTGCTATGTTTTCAAGTATATTTTTACGTGCTGTTTTGGAGGATGAGTCAACATTTTGTAGATTTAGTGATTCTATGCTCTCTTCAATGGAAATATTCATTACACTCCCAACATGCGCCGCCTTGAGCATGTGGCGTTTAATACCAGCAATCTGCTGCATTACGTTATTAATGATAGAACCAGGAGCTTTTAGTTTAGCAATGATAACTCCGGCCTTTTTAGTCACTAAATCATCAGTTATCATACTCTGTAAGAATGATTTTAATGGATATAAAGCTCTTTGATAAACAGAACGACCAACATAGCCCCAAGCACTACTAGTATAATCGAGATATATGGGATTTTCATTTTGGTAGATACACACGCGCGAGATATGATAAGAAGAGCCTTGAACTCTGATCGTAATTGGCTTTAAAAACGATGGATCATTAGGATTTTGATTTAAAACCAATGATCCGGCAGTATTTAATGGGTCAAAAACGTTGAAAGTAATCTTTTTGGTAGCTAAAGTCACAAAATCTAATGGTTTACTTGCATCTTCTTTATCTGTTGGCATTAAAGCTACAGAGGAAATTCCATAAATACGTGCTAATCTCACTGTATTTGCAATAATTTCATCGCAATTTAGCTTTTTCCACTCATTTACAAACGCTTTTCTGACTCTATCTTCAGCTTTCCCAGGAATATTTATGATTCTTCCTTGAGATTGAGCTAATTGTACTGGAATATCAACTAATTTTGCCCCTAAAGGATGATAAGAATAGATTAATTTGCATAATTCATATGATGCAGATGCGCCCAATTCAATATTATCACTCATTAATATCTTCATTAAGGGCGTGCCAATAGGCGAACCCTCAAAGTTCAAAAAATCATCGCTTGCGGTATTGCCTTCGATTACAGTATTTGGCATTATTCTGGAATCTCAACACCAAGAGATTTTGCGATATTTATCAATATTGCTTGAGTTCTAATTAATTCAAGTTCAACTCGCTCTAAACTATCTTGGATTTCTGATAAATATTGAATAGATGGATTAGGCGGTTTACGAAACGCTTCAATATATTCTTTCAATTTATCTTTATTAATCATTTTAACTTTCTGGTCGAGAACGGTGGCAACCGGGAGGAAGCCACCGTTCCGACGGAAAAGCTGACGGCAGAGGTGGGCCTACACCGCCAGCCTAACCATTACTTGGAAGGCGTTGGCACACCAGGATGTTCTTCAGTCGGGACAATCGCCACACCCCAACCGCCTTCTTCTGTCCAATATGCCTTCACTTCCCAGTTTGGCATTTCCTGCGGCGGTCCATCAGGCGGAATCACAATAGGATGCACTGGCTTCACATCCGGTGGCCAAACCGTTGTCGGAGGCGGAATGACAATAGGATGTTCAGGTTTTCCTTCATCAGGCCAAATTCCCACATCTGGCGGAATCACGATGGGATGTGTGGGACGAGGCGGGGGACCTCCAGGTGCAATCGGATGAGTAGGGGAGGGAGGCGCCACCCCACCCCAGAAGCCAAGTGGAGGCACCGGCGGCGGAGGAATAACGATTGGGTGCTCAGGATGCCCTGTAAATCCTGGCGGGAGCACAATCGGATGAGTAGGATATGGAGGAGCCACACCGCCCCAAAAACCAAGAGGAGGCTCCCCACCAGGTGCGATTGGATGCGTGGGAAAGCCCTCGTTGCCGCCACCCCAAATACCCGGAGGTTGACCACCAGGTGCAATAGGATGCTCAGGAGTAGGCCCACCAGGCATAGGACCGCCACCAACACCTACACCAGGAGTAGACATAATGCCAGTAATAGTAACAGGAGTACCTGCCATGTTAACCACCTCTTTTGTGTCACCACCATTGGTGACGATACGCTTTTACTCTCTCAACGCTACATACCAACCAACTAACACAAGAAGCGCGCCTGGAATGAATAATACTATCCACCCCAGAAAGCTCTCAGTTAGCTTCCACATAATGAGAGATAGGCATAACCCCATCAACCCATTAATGATTAACCGCTTGGCGTCCATTACGCCTCACTGCAAAGAAAGCCATCATGGCGAAACCAGTAAGTAGCATCACCCACGTGCGCGGTTCTGGAATTGCTGCGGTTGGCGCAAGCCCAGAAACTTCGATATGTTTGATTTCGTCGAAGCCAGTTAATGAGTTAATATTGACTTCATCGAACGGCGTTCCCGTTGTTGTGGTAGAGAACTCCTTGTCAGTATTTGCCGCGTCGCTTTCCATTCCGACGCCATCAGCGACATGCGCTCCAGTAAAGTCGCTGATGGTAAAGTTATCAGTAGCACTGGCAGTCGGTGTGAGCTGCACATCGAATACCAAATCGGTAAATGTGAACCCAGGAATGGTTACATCAATACCGTTGAAAGTCGAGAAACCGTGCGCGGGCGTGATGGTAGCGAACCCGTTGGCAAGGTCAAGTTCTACGTTGAGCATGCCACCGTCAGATGAGAGGTCCATGATTGTGGTAGCACTTGGGCCACCAACAGTTCCAAAACCAAGCGTGGTATCCTTATTGTCTTCCAAGAACACCTTGAGCTCAGTCGCGCCCTCACATGTCCCACCTTCACTCTGTGGGCCACAAAATGTTACAGCCGCATAAGCTGGCAACGCTCCTGAAACAGCCAAAAGCGTGCCAGCCAGTAAAAGTGTTTTCATTTGCATCTCCCTTGAAAATGCTAGGTGAACACAATGCCCACCTAAGCATAGCTGAAATTATTTCCTTGATGTTGGTGGCGGTTCTCGCCTTTCAGCTTCCTTCTTTTCAACTTCTTCATAGGCACCAGCGGTGCCTCTTTCATGCATACCAGGAGGCTCACCAGGAAGTTGATCGCCAGCCCTATCTGGAGGCAGCAAATTCGGATCACGATCCCTTTGATCGTCTGCCGTATCACCTAGTCCTGGACCAGGATACCCAGTTCTGCCTGACTCTGGATTTCCCGGCTCATCAGGTGTTGAACGATGAGGAGGAGCCGGAGGCGGCGGTTGAGGGTGTTCTGGATGAGTAGGATGGGCAGGATCAGGATGAGGGGGTGGATGCCCAGGTTGATGGGGAGGCTTGTTTGGATCAAGTGGATCAGGTGTGGGGGTTGTTTGTGGCATGTTATCTCCTATGCAACAATTGGACCAAGAGAATTTGAAGTTCCGTTACCAGTGCCAGTTGCATTAGTTGCTACTTGCGCAAGGCCAATAAGATGTCCTACATCAGCAGCCACAAACGCATAAGTGGTGCTTGTCGCGCCACTTATATTTGCTCCATCTCGTGTCCATTGATTTGTAACACCAGACGGAGAATTTGCCCATTGTGTTGGTACAAGTATGGAAGCAACGCCACCACCTGCAACAGACAAAGAAGAAGTTGAGATTACCGCAGGCGCTGTCGCTATTGGCGCTGCCACGTTAGCATCAGCATTGGGCGCGGTACCGCCGCTTAAAAACCATTTCGGCACCCACAAACGATTTTTATTGTTTGCTGAGCCAGTCGTTCCATTTGGGATACGACCTAGTGTGGCATATGGCATCTTGAACTCCTGCATAAAAATGGTAGAAAGAGTAGCTCGATTGCATTACCACCACGAAATACAAGAGCACTACCGCCATCAAGGGAGGAAACTGACAGTGTAACTCTTTCTACCAATAGTTCACCCAAGTTTGACAACAGCTAAAGAAACGTTGGTAAAAGCCTCATTACCAGCAGTAACACTATTATTGACTAATTGAATTTGATCTCCGGCGGCAAGTATCGTAATTCTCGTTGGATTAGCAATAAAACAATAACTGACACTTGATGGACCTTTTACGTATTGATTTATGGTAGCCACAATAAGAGCACCATTAATACTAATTCCCATACCAACAGTTTGATTTTGATTGCCAATTGTAGCAGATTCAGCTACTAAAAGATAAAGCCCATCCAAACCTGTTGGAACTGTAAGAGTATTAAATGTACCGACAGGTGGGGCAAAACCATCAGTATCAAAATTTATTGTATCAAATTGTAACGGCGCTCCATCTCCAACCGAATTATTTATATTATCATTAGTTACTTTGACACGAGCATAATGCATTACTACTGGCGGACCTTCCGGTCCTTGCGGTCCAGTCGGGCCATATGGACCAGGAGGCCCAGGAGGACCAGGACTAATTAATGATGAAACTACAGGCGCTGGCATCAATAACCTTCAATAATTTGACTAAGAATCATACCTTGCGGAGTTATACAATAACCAATTTTATGAACGACTAAAGATAAATCAATATCCTTCATATTAAGATCAGGCAAATTAAATTGATTATCAGATCCGCCATAATTCTTACCAAGTATATTAAATAAATCTGGATATTCATTAATGTTAATTTCAGCACCATTACACAGCAAATTGTTACCAACTTTAATAAGTGGCGTTTTCCAAATCTTAACAGGCATGAGAAATTGAGCACGCACCACTGCTGGGGCGCAAATGAGTGCTGTCACTCCTACCAGAAAGTTACGCCGCTCAAGCATCAGTACCCTTCGATGTTTCCTAGCCCACAAATAATTCCATAGCAAAGGCAATCAACTAAATCATCTTCTTGATCTTTTACTCCAACATTAAATGTGAATACTTGTTTCAGCAAATGGTTCGCGTGGCGCTGCTTAAAGTCTATGGTTTTGTGAAAAGCATGACTTGATATTTTAATCTTGCCTTGATTAGTATATCCGCTAACTGACAAAGCTCTTGGTTCCTTACCCAACTGCACGAGTTTAGAATCAATAGCAGTTGCCATCCAATCCTTACGAGCGCACTGTTGAATGAGAACTGTTCCACTTCCTTTATCCTCAATCACTGGGCCAATAGAACCCATGCGCGCCTTGCATTGTTTTGAATATACTTCCAAAGTTTCATAAACTGTCGGAATCCAATCAATCAAAAACGATACATCTACCTGGGCCAAATCATAATCTAAAATGGTAAGCGGGGAGGCTTTATTATATTGGTTAAGTGCCCAGTAGATAACCCCAGTCGCATCATGTTTCGATCCAGTTTTAATGCCAGTATCAATAGTTGCGAATACACAATCACACCACTCAGGATAATCAACCGGATTACCAAATTCATCAAGGAAATCTCTTTGCAGGAAGAAGGTTCCACCCGGCGGCTGAGGATTTTGTTGGTAAAGCGATTCAAAATCTCGTACTCCCAAGATTGTTCGCTTTCTTTCAATGGCTTCTTTATTTTCCCAATCAGGCCAGAGAACCTC